AGACATAATAGCTACAAAGAGAGTTAAGATATGAATATTGTTTATACTGTTATAAATGATTTGTCAGAAATAGATTTTGATGACTTGTATGAAAGATCAAAGGATGCTATTGATGCGAATTGGCCGGCAAATTCTACATTAACTGACGCCGAACGAAAAGCCAACATGCGCACATTAATTGAAAGCGGAATTAATAATGAGTGGCCAGGATTAAATCCTCATGGCGCAAATGATACTTATATTATGATAAGAGCTTTTGATACTGTAGCTGGAAAAGATATGGGATTTGTAAGCGGGTTTATCCTTGAAAATGGAACATTAGATGGCAGACATTCACTCACTGCTCCGGATGAAAACGGTTCTAGAAATTACGTTTTTAATCAAGAAAATGTAACAGCCAAAAATAATTTTAATATTGAAATTGGTATAACTAAACATTTGTATAGAAATATTCCTGCAAATTCAATCTTTCATAGAACTTTGCGTATGCGAGCAAACGCAGCAAACTATGAACTTTTAGAAGACGTAGATTCTCCAACGCACGGGCCAAATTTTAGAAATATATTAATACAATTAAATCTATGAAGTTTTTATTGAATGTAGGAGCCGAGAAATCTGGCACTACTTGGTTATATGAGTATTTTAAAGAACACCCAGATTTCTATGATATGGGAAAAGAACTGAATATTATTCAGAGAGACGATTTAGTTCCTGTCTTAGAAGATGTAAGCGAATATAGAAAAGACATAGAGTCTTTTTTTCGGGCTGTTTCAAATATAAATCAAGTCACAGGCGACTTCACACATTATGAAGGCTCGAGTGAGAACATCTTTCGACTTATTAAAAACGGTTTACTAAAATACGATATCGAAGTAGTACCAGTTTATATTATGAGAGATCCTATTCAGAGGAGTTGGTCTTCTTGGAATATGATTGGAGGAGGTAAAATTCCAAATCGGTCGTTAGCTTCACGATTTGTCATGAGCAATTTCATATCATGTAAATATAAAGAAACTATCGAAGCTTTGGACAGTGTGTTCGCAAATCCGCTCTACTTCTTTTATGAGGATTTTTTTACTCAAACCAATATCAATCAGATATGTGACGAGTTAGAAATTTCTCGACATCCAGCAGAATGTGATAATAAAGCAGGAGCTTCTTCCTATAAGAAAATGCCAAACAGTTTCGTCAAGGCTTTTGGTAAATCTTTAAAGAATAAAGAGGCTGCTAAATATGTTTTTGAAAGATTTGAAAATGTACCATGGAAACTCGAGGATTATTCGTAGATCTACTCTCGATGAAGATATTCGCTTAACTTTTCTTGAAGGTTTAAATAGGCATACGAACATGCATTACTTTGATCGTAATGCGCCTACAAATAAAACAGATGAAGCTGTGCTTGAATTTCTCGACAGAGAACAGTTTAATTGTAACAAAACTCATATTGAATATTGGTATCAGGCGTATAAATCTTCTGGAGATTTGTGGCCTCATGTAGATTTTAATGAAAAGCTTCGGCACAGAATTGAGGCTGGAGAAAAGTTGAAACCAGAAGAATTAATGTCTCCAATTACCATATCGTGTTACTTAGAAGCAATCGATCTTGAAGGCGGAGAATTTTGTATTTCTGAAAGAAGTTGGTTAGACTATGAAAAAGAACTGAGCCCTCCGGAAGTTTTAAAAGAAGAATTGTTAAAATATACACACGAGTCTTTTCAACCTACCGAAGGTGCGGTCTTATACTTCGAAGGCAGTCGATACTACCATTGGGTCAATGAAATCAAAAGCGGCTCTCGCAAGAGCATACTCATCAATTTCTGGGACAATTGTAGTCTTAACTCCACTTCGCCCAATTAATTTCTAATGTCTATATTACCAGAAATAGAAATACGATGTTCGTCTGAAGTTTGAAACGGATATACCTGATGCTTAAGATAATTTGGAAACATAATAAGAGAACCTTCCCATGTCTTATCAATATCTAATTGAGTCGTACTAATTCCACCGTCTAATGAGTTATAAATGAATTCAAACTTTGATGCAACTTTATAGTTTGATTCTCTTACATTTGGCATATTTAATTCCTCTTCTAAATCATAAGGAATTGCAATCCATATCACCCATGAAATAGCTTTGTGGTGAAAATGTATTGGATTATATTCGTGTTTCTTCTGAAAATTTACCCAAGCATCATTATCAATGACATAATTATGATTTTCATAAAAATTAAATTTTCTTCTATATTCAAGAAACGTTTGCTCTATGCATTCTCTAAACTGCCCGTTAATAACATACTGAAATTCTGTTTCTAATTGCCCAGCTAAATTAGTATTGTATTTTTCCGGATTATTATCAACTTGCTTTTGCAAGTCACAAGTCAACTCAGCAAAAATAGAAACTGGAATTCTTGTTTTAAGAACTCCTGGGTTATAAAGTTTTATTTCTGAAAATTCTAAGTTCATAATTTCACCGATAATAATTTAGTTAATAGTAATTGTAGAGGTGTCTTTACATATGCTCATAGTACCTTCGCAACAGATATTCCAATCTTGACCTGTCTTTGCCCCACGGCTTGGAACATTAATGATAACATTTTTACATAGATATTCTTTACCATCTTCGAAAACGCGCCAGACATGATCTTCTGTCCCGCGATTAGGTTGTCCTCTTGATTGATTGAATCTTATCATAAACTCAGACATATTAGATTATTTCTGCTGTTGCATCATATACTATAGGTTCAATGTACGGACGTGTACCAATGTTCATGTGAATAAATTTGAAAGGTTTGGTTGATGTGTTACGAGTAAAGCTATGCGGTAGCCAGGAATTTGCAAACATTAGTTGACCAGGAACTGGCGTAAAATTAATAGACGATGTTGCTGTGGTAATGTTAGAAGAATTATGTTCGTATAGTGGTAACATAAGTTTCATTGGTCGCGGATCATGAATCACCATTCGCGGAGGATCTTTCGGGCACTCTAAAAAATAAAAAGCAACTAACTGACAGTCGCTGTGATTATGATACTCCATTGATGAATACTTATGGTGTTCTTGACTCCAACATTCGGTAAGATAAGTCGAAAGTCCATTCATGTTGTATCCTTGATCGCTCAAAAGATTCCATGCTGTGTTTAATGTGTACTGTATCAGTGGAAGAAGATCTTCTTCGTTAGACACATCTGCTTGCACGACTGGATATACATCGTTTATTTTTGTTATTTTGCGCGCGGCCCTTAACGCCGCATTTGATGCTGCTCTTGAGAAATCAAGAAGTTCTGGCTTCATAATACTATAGATAGGTGAGCTAAAATACTGCCACTGATCAAGTATGTCTGTCATAATAAAATCCTTATGTTATGTATATTGGGAAAGATCAGCCTCTATCACTGTATCTAAAAACAGTCGGTTTCCAATCTTATTCCAACCACTGTTGACTTGATAAAATATATTTAAACCGTTGTTCAAACCATACTGAATAGCCCAACTAAGTATTTCGGCTGTTAGCGGAGCGCCTGCTTCAAGCAGTTGTAAAAAGCTAAGATCAGGATTTTCGTGTTGTCTCCAAACCATAATTACGTTTGATTCGTCTGGTTTCATCCACATCGGAATAGTATCAAGACCGAGTGGAAACTTTTCATTTCCTAACCATACACAGCTAAACGATTTGCACGGATTCTCAGGTCGTTGTTCATGTATCGAACATCCTTTTGTAGTTACAAAATGACATTTCCTTCCTGGCCAAAATTGATGGCCAAGAGCTTCTCCAGTTAACCAACCGCAGCACTTCGTGCAACTTCCACATTCTCTTGTCATATTATCTCACTTAAATTGAGGACCAGCTAACCATACTACTAGAGTTTTACGAATGCCTTTTGTCACAGGAGTTACTCTGTGTAAAATAAAGGACGGGAATGCAACTACTAAACCTTTTTGTTTTGTGACTTGAGTCGGCACGGGTGCATCAAATATCTCAAGATCTCCCCCCTCGTATTCAGAAGGATCAGATAATTGTATTACAAGAGATAATTTGCGAGGCGCATTCGTTGCATTTCCACCTCTGTCAAGATGCCACGTATAATGATCGTCTTTTCCATCGTATATAGTATACTGAAAGTCCTCTACAAATCCCCATATATCTAGATTGAAGAATTCACCGTTCAGTTGTCTTGCTATGAAAGCAATTCTATCATATATAAAATTAGTCTCGGGCGTAAGATTTATCCAACCTATTTTAGATGATCTAACTGCTTCTTCAACTTTACTATCAGGTCCAACACTAGCAGATTTGATCGTGAGACTATCACCAATACTAACTATTTTATCGATCTCTTCTTCAGTAAAACCATCACGCCATGATGCAAAAGAAATTTCTGGTATACCTAACGATGGAGAAGGAGCTATTTGATATACTGCCATTATTTACGCTCCCAAATATTATCTCGATAATGGGATTCATGACTTTGAAGCTTTCTACGTGTACCTTTGAGTGCTTTCAGTTCAGTTTCATTGAATGCTCTACATACATTTTTCGAAAACAAAGTATCTCTTTTAATTGGAATAACCTGCATTAACGGTGTACCAGCAGGTAGAATACCTTTAAAATTGGGTTCGTTCCAAACAAATGGAAAGTTAATAAACTCAAAATAACCATCGCAGTCTACCATACCCGAAAAACAAGTAAATCTTGGATCAGGTCTATTTAATGGTGGAACAAACAACAGTGAGTATCCTTTCGGGCAGTTGATTGCCCACCAGTTCATGAATTTAATTGGAGGTTTTGGTAAATGTGGAGCGGGGCATTTGTCAGATGTTACTTGCCACTGTAAATGATTCTCGATCATTGCTCTCGGATATTTGCTGTTGTATTCAATGAACGAACAATCTTCATTCGAAGTGATTTCAACATCAGCAACGAGTGGAATAATCCAACCCGTGATCATCGCATCAAGAAAAGGTGGGCATCTTTTGAGAGTAGATTGATCAAAGCCTACATCCTTCTTCATTGGCAAAGCTTTATACCATTCTGGTATCAGTTTGCGGGCAGGATAAGGTTCTGGTATATTTCCTAAATCATCATCATAGCAAAGAAATTCTAGTTTAGGCTCATTCTTTTCAAAAAACGAAAACATCAATTTTGTCCATTTCCAGGTTTTTCATAGTGTATTCCACCAGATTCAATAAATTTTTTACATTGCTCGACGTCGCTCGCACCTCTCAGAATATGATCATCATGCAAACTAAAATGTAAGCTTGAGATCCATATTCTGAGATGTGGTGGAAGTTTGTCATAGCAACGCATTACCAATGCCATTCTTTGTATGTTAACATGTTCCAAATGAATGACTCTATTATATATATGTAAATTACAGGGCTGCTAGTTCGACTAAGTTGCTCTCTGTGATGGCATCTAAGCCAATCAATGCTTGTTTGACTGCGGTAAAATCGTCATGTTTTTCATCGTAGATGACAAATGGAAAATCAGTAAATTCTCCAATATCCCATGTATTTAGAGCATTGAATACAGATTCGTATTGACTACTATCGTTGTATGATAAATGAGTAAACTCAATGTTATTATCCTGTAGCCACTGATAGGCTGCAGCAGAGTCGTTGCCACCTGTCGTAGTCAAACCAGTATAAAGATAAACGTCTTTAATTCCTACTAGCATGTATTGTTTCCTTTTTGTTATTTGTGCTAAAATGTTACACTCATCGTACCATTAGCGCTGCCTGTTCCAATATTTATAGAAACTATTTGATATGGGTATACTTTTACTGATACTGAATTTGTCGTAGTACCAATATTACCAGCGTTTCCTGATGCTCCAGGATTTGATGTGCCGGCTGTTCCGGCGGTCGCTCCAGTTCCAGCACTACCTGCTGTGCCAGTATTTCCTGCTGCTCCTGCGCCTCCTGGATTTCCAGCCGCACCATTTGTAGCTCCAGTTCCAGCTGCTCCTGTTGTGCCAGCATTACCAGCAGCTCCGGCACCGCCTGGGTTTCCAGCCGCACCATTTGTAGCTCCAGTTCCTGCATTGCCAGTCGCTCCAGCATTTCCTGCTGCTCCTGCACCTCCTGGATTTCCAGCTGCACCATTTGTAGCTCCAGTTCCTGCATTGCCAGTCGCTCCGGCATTTCCTGCAGCGCCGGCATTACCAGGACTTCCTGCTGCTCCTGGATTTGCTCCAGTTCCTGCCGCTCCTGTTGTACCAGCATTTCCGTTGGCTCCTGCACCGCCTGGACTTCCTGCTGCTCCTGGATTTGCTCCAGTTCCTGCCGCTCCTGTTGTACCAGCGCTTCCTGCAGCGCCGGCATTACCAGGACTTCCTGCTGCTCCAGCGTTTGCTCCAGTTCCTGCGGCCCCAGTATTTCCAGCACTTCCATTGGCGCCTGCATTACCAGGACTTCCTGCTGCTCCAGCGTTTGCTCCAGTTCCTGCGGCTCCTGTATTTCCTGCGCTGCCTGGTGTTCCTGCATTACCTGAACCACCGGCAGCGCCCGAAAGAAGTCCTCCATTGCCGCCTGCGCCGCCGTTGCCGTTAGTAGCACCACTTATGTTGCCTGAATTACCCGCGGTACCAGCATTGCCGGCGCCGCTACCACCTTGCTTTAAAGTCCAACCCGATGCTCCGCCTCCGCCTCCGCCGCCTCCGCCGCCTCCGCCTACACCAGCGTTGCCAGGAGATCCGGAGTTACCCGCCGTACCACCAGCTCCTCCTGCACCACCGGCGCCATTTGTTCCTGGGTTACCAGCATTGCCAGTGGCTCCTGGATTCCCAGCATTTCCTCTTGCACCGCCTGCACCACCAGCACCGTTATTTCCTGGATTACCAGCATTGCCAGTGGCTCCTGGATTACCAGCATTACCAGCAGCACCGCCTGCACCACCAGCACCGTTATTTCCTGGATTGCCGGCATTACCAGTGGCTCCTGGATTACCAGCATTACCACCAGCTCCTCCTGCACCACCAGCCCCATTGGTGCCAGGATTGCCTGTTCCTCCAATACCACCAGATGTCCCAGCTGTACCACCAGCACCACCAGTTCCTGCAGCTCCATTATTACCGGGATTGCCTGTTCCTCCAATACCTCCGGAAGTACCGGCCGATCCTCCGGCGCCGCCTGTACCAGCAGCTCCATTGTTACCGGGATTGCCTGTTCCTCCAATACCACCAGATGTCCCAGCTGTACCACCAGCACCGCCAGTTCCTGCAGCCCCATTATTTCCGGGATTGCCTGATCCACCTGGATTTCCAGAAGTTCCGGCCGAGCCAGCTGCTCCGTTTGTAGCATTTCCTCCAGCCCCACCAGTACCACCGGTTCCACCTGGAAAATTAGCTAAGGAACCAAACGTTGAAACGTTGCCTGGGTTTCCACTTGATCCCGGATTTCCGTTTGCTGCGCCAGTCCCAGCATTACCAGCAGCTCCGGCACCGCCTGGATTTCCTGCTGCTCCTGGATTAGCTCCAGTGCCAGCATTACCATTTGCTCCAGTATTTCCTGCTGCTCCGGCATTTCCAGGGCTCCCTGCTGCCCCTGGATTAGCTCCAGTGCCGGCATTACCATTTGCACCTGGATTTCCTGCTGCGCCGGCATTACCTGGATTGCCAGTAGATCCAGCGGTTGCCCCTGTTCCTGCATTACCATTTGCTCCAGTATTTCCTGCTGCGCCTGCATTACCTGGATTTCCTGCTGCTCCAGCAGTTGCCCCTGTACCTGCGGCCCCTGTTGTGCCGGCATTACCATTAGCACCGGCACCGCCAGGACTTCCTGCTGCTCCGGCGTTTGCTCCAGTTCCAGCCGCCCCTGTTGTGCCGGCATTACCATTGGCACCAGCTCCACCAGGACTTCCTGCTGCTCCAGCGTTTGCTCCAGTTCCTGCTGCTCCAGTATTTCCAGCATTTCCATTGGCCCCAGCTCCACCGGGACTTCCTGCTGCTCCAGCAGTTGCCCCTGATCCTGCGGCTCCAGTATTTCCAGCACTTCCATTGGCACCCGCACCACCTGCACTCCCTGAATTACCAGTCACTCCGCTACCGCCGCCTCCGCCGCCGCCACCGCCGCCGCCGCAAACGCACCCCCCAAGATTTGCGCTTCCACCAAAGCCACCATTTCCTCCGCCAGGAGAGCCTCCGGCGCCGCCGGGGGCAGAACAAGGCGCAAATGGGGTGCCAAAACAACCGCAGCCACCGCCCGGACTACCACCGCTACCGGCTCCGCCACCGCAAGGTCGGGCTGAACCTTGTCCGCCGCCTCCTCCCGTACCTGCGCTACCGCCAGTGCCACCAGCACCGCCGGCACCATTATTTCCTGGATTTCCAGAGTTTCCTGTGGCACCTGGATTCCCAGCATTTCCTCTTGCACCGCCAGCACCGCCGGCACCATTGGTACCAGGATTACCAGAGTTTCCTGTGGCACCTGGATTCCCAGCATTACCAGCAGCACCGCCAGCACCGCCGGCGCCATTTGTTCCTGGGTTACCAGCATTGCCAGTGGCACCTGGATTCCCAGCATTACCAGCAGCACCGCCTGCACCACCGGCACCATTAGTACCGGGATTGCCGGAGTTTCCTGTCGCTCCAGCATTTCCAGCAGTACCACCAGCACCGCCAGCTCCGCCAGCACCATTCGTACCTGCATTGCCAGTGGCACCTGGATTCCCAGCATTCCCTGCAGCACCTCCGGCTCCTCCTGGGCCGCCAGCACCGTTTGTGCCAGCATTTCCTGATGCGCCGGGATTTCCAGATGTTCCAGCTGTACCACCAGCACCGCCAGCTCCGCCGGCCCCGTTTGTGCCAGCATTTCCTGATGCGCCAGGATTGCCAGATGTCCCAGCTGTACCACCAGCACCACCAGTTCCTGCGGCCCCATTATTTCCAGGATTACCAGCATTGCCAGCAGTACCAGGATTGCCTGCATTACCAGCGTTTCCATTGCCGCCACGACCAGATATATCTATAGAATATACGCCTGCAGGAACGACGAATGTTGCGGGGGCATTGAATACTTGTGTGGCTGGAGCAGCCTTACCTGAAGCTCTAAATACATTTAATGGCATCGTATAACCTTCTTATTAACCTGTATTTGCAAGAGATAAGGCACCGAGATATGTTGTACCTCCGTCGAGGGTAAAGAAACTGAAGACATCGATTTTATTTGCACCAGTTGACATCGTCGGTGTCGAAGCATTCGGATATTTAACAGAAGCCGGCCACGTGATTATTCTCGATCCCGTGGCGTCTTGTTTACAATGAAGTGTGAAACTGTATGCATTGCCCGATGCAGGAGGATTTGAAAATGTAATTGTAATAGACGCGTTGGCCAATGTCAAATCGAATACGTTGGATAGTGATAAATCTACAGTGTGAGTAGTTGTTGTTATAGTATTGGCAACAACTGCTTCTTTGTATGAAGCAAGCTTAGGATTACTTAACACATTATTTGCCATTGCAACGTTGGCATTAAGAGTAGTAATACCAGCTACTTGTAGCGTCGAGGTTACGTTGGCAAAACCAGTGATCGTAGTATTACCGGCAGCAAGGGTGGTAATTCCAGATGCAGCACCTGCGGCTACAAGAGACGAAACAGCAAGTGGTTGACTGTTTGTAGACCAGCGATCATTTGTTTCATCCCAGACGAACTGAACGTTGGCAGACGTCCCGCGCATGATCTCGAAGCCAGCATTCTCAGTAGGAGGATTAGCTCCAAGATCTGCATTCAGCGTAACAATATTATCACCAACGTCGAGTGTTGTGGTGTTCACGTAAGTTCTTGTACCGGAAACTGTCAGGTTACCCGAGAGTGTAAGATCGGCGATTGATAATGTGGAATTCACATGAATACCAGTCGTATTGACCGTAAGTGTTGGCCCAGCAGTTACTCCAATTGTACCACTAGTTGTAATCGTTCCACCAGAAAGTCCATTAGCCGTGGCGACTGAGGTTACACCTCCACCGGTGGCACCTTGAGCACCTTGAGCGCCTTGAGCACCAGTAACACCTTGAGGTCCAGCAACACCTTGAGCACCAGTTGCGCCAGTTGCGCCTTGAACACCTTGAGCGCCGGCAACACCTTGAGCACCAGTTGCGCCAGTTGCGCCTTGAACACCTTGAGCGCCAGCAACACCTTGAGCACCTTGATCACCCGTTGTGCCTTGAGCACCAGTTGCGCCAGTTGCGCCTTGAACACCTTGAGCGCCAGCAACACCTTGAGCGCCTTGAGCACCCGTTGTGCCTTGAGCACCTTGTGCACCGGTTGCACCTTGAGCACCTTGAGCGCCTTGAGATCCGAGAGTAAGTGAAGCACCATTTAAAGTTGTAACTTGAACAATATCACCAGCAATCGCATTCGATGTAAGCGTTAAGACCGTGGTATTTGTCGTGTTATAGTCAACGGCCGCAATCTGACGCGAACCATTAATGAAGACGCTTTCAAGCCCTAAAGTATATACGAATGTGTTTGATGTGTCGTCTAATCCTGTAAACACCGTGGTATTCGATGTGACAGTAAACGTATAGGTATTCATGGTAGCAGCATTTGCCGTACCGCCTGAGCCCCAATAAACTCCTGTTCCATTCGATGAAAGAACTTGGCCGTTGGATCCAGAAGATCCGTTGGCTACGATCGTAGTGACAGCGAGAGAAGAGAGATTTGAACCAACTTCAAAGATGGCATTCGCAGCATCTGAAGAGAAGACTTTACGGTCAGTTAGGTTGACTGCAAATTCACCGTTATCAATAAAGCCGGAATTTGCTACGTCAGTAGTATTAGCTGTACGACCAGAAATTGTCGTGCGCTTAAATTGAAATTTATTTGCCATTCTCAACCTCTATATAGAGCAACGAAGCGGTTATGTAACCCCTAATATTCTATTTATACAGAAGTATCTTCAGCTTTTTTATTTTTATTTCCAAGCTTTTCAAGATCAACAATTTTTGCTTGAAGACTGGTCATGGTTTTATCGGCCATGACCAGTCTTGTTTCTAGCATGATGTTCTTACTTGTAAGATCATGTACACTCGCGAGTAATCGATTGATGTACTCATTTACAAATTCAGCTTCCATAAATTAGAATGTCCCGCCGTCGAGGGTTGCGTATACAACTGCTGTACCGTTAGACTGAAGCACGAATCCAGTAGAGCCAACAGCTAATTTTCTAAAACCGTTCGAAGAGTTAGCAACTAAAATGTCTTCTGCAGTAACAGTCGCGAGTCCAGTACCACCGCTTGTTCCAGGCAGTGCAGTCGAAAGACTCAATGTATTCGCTGTGATACCAACCGCGAGTGTCGAGTTCGCAGTAAGAGTAACGTTAGTCGCGTTCGAAACCAAACCACCAGAGTTTAGGAATGCTTGTAATGTAGCAGTAGTATAACCGGCTGCTGCAGTGTCTACAGTTGTTGTAGGTTCTGTTTGAGAACCAGCAAAGAGCTTATAAACGCCATCTGTAGCATCACGGAAAAGACCGGTATATTTAGCTCCAGTGGCACCGTATTGACCATAAAGACCGATATCAAGAATGTCGGTTGTTGCGTTTCCGTTTGCAAGCTCGATCAGCGAATCTTGGACTGTCAGGTTGGTAGTATCGATTGTCGAAAGCGTACCGAGAACAGTCAGATTTCCGGAAAGAGAAAGATCTGTAATCGAGAGTGCAGTATTAACATGGAGTCCAGCAGAGTTGACCGTGAGTGTTGAACCAGTGGTAAGGCCAACTGCATCTGCAGTGACATTAATACCGTTAGCAGCACCAACATGAACTCCAGTCGCGTTAGCTGTAAGACCATCACCGCCAACAACGTTGATACCAGCGCCATCAACAGAAATACCGTTAGCAGCTTTGGCAAAGACGCCTGAAGTATTCGATACAATACCGTTGTTTGCTACAACAGCAATCGTGGCTGCACCACCTTCACCAGATGAGGATCCAGAAATACCGTTACCAGCTGTGATAGTAGCAACATAGTCGCCTGATGTACCCGAACCAAGAGCAACGTCGCCTGAAAGTTGCGATGTGGCAATTGAAAGTGCAGCAGCATTGACATAAACGCCCGAGGTATTCGAAACAATCGTACCGTTACCAGATACGACATGCACACCTGTTGCGTTCGAAGCAATACCAGCTCCGGCAACAACAAAAACGCCTGTTGCGTTTGCAGATAGACCGTTATTTGCAATAACGTGTACGCCTGAGGTATTTGAAGCAAGACCGCTATTTGCAACTACAGCAATCGCGTCTGCAGAGACGCTGATACCGTTACCAGCACCAACATCAAGAGTTACCTCGCCAGATGTACCGCCACCAGTAAGACCAGAACCGGCTACGACTGATGTAATATCACCATCTTGAGGTGTTACCCAGTATACAGCTGTTCCGTTCGATGCAAGAACTTGTCCTGCAGTACCATTTGTGCCATTTGCATTAAGAGCAACGTTAGTTCCAATATTGATCTGTGTGGCATTTGCTACGAACGCCGTACCAACACTCACAATCGCTGCGTTCACGGTGCCTGTAGAGAATACACCGGTGGCATTCGCAACAAAAGAATTAGAACCAACGACGAAGTTACCGCCAGAGCCAGCAAGAACGCCGCCGGCAACAGACAGTTTATTATTGGTATTATCAAACGTAAAGTCTGCGTCTCCGGCTAATGCGCCAGAATTATTAAATTGAACTTGTGTATTTGAACCAGATACGCCAGAAGTAGGAGTTTCCCAATAAGCGGCTGTTCCATTTGAACTCAGTACTTGTCCGTTGGTACCCGTCGAACCATTGGCTGTAACTGTTGTCACAACAGCGTTAGCAACAATAATCTTGTCGATACCAGAGGTACCATTCGCAACGAGTGCTTGGTTGGCGGTCAGTATACCAGGATTAAATTTACCGGCAATGGTGATCGAAGCACCATTCGAACCAATAAATAAGTGATCGCCATTTGCTGTAAACGCTAATTCACCGTTAGCTAATGTTGGCGCATCAGCTGTCGTTAACGACCTTTTAATTTGAATTAAATTGTCTGCCATTTGGCTATTCCTTTTAGGTTAAAATGATCCGCCGTCGAGATCTACTGCTAGATCCGCGAATGACAGTTGTCTCACCTCATATTTATCATTTTGAGAATTGTAGATTAATGTAGCGCCATTGGCGGCTTCAACGACGCTGACGTCGAGTATGTTTTCAATACTTCGTATTTCTTGAATTTGATTTTTCAGAGTAATAGGACCAGCAGATGATAATCTGCCGTTGTTATTTGTAATTGTAGCGACTAAACGAGATGCACCTGCCATTATCTTGTAACTCCTGGTGTAACTGTGACGATACCTTCAACAAGACGAGAAACTGTTCCGCTGCCATCAGTCAACTCACAGTCATATACGTATCTTCCGGCTGTAAGGCCATTTGTGGTATTTGCCGACATCGAAAGAGCGACGACGCCAGTCACAGCAGTAATCGAAACTGTAAATGCGGTTTGAGCGGTCGAAGTATAATGCTTACGCATCTGAGCGGCACCTGTAAATCCTGTAAGATTTACGATGTTACCATTTTCATCAGTCACATCAATAGACGTAGCAAATGAAGTGCCTTGATCGATAATGATATTTGCTTTCAGTGCCATTTAATTCTTCCGCTATGTTTATTCAAAACTATAAGATGTTACAGTTATCACCCAATATTTAGTTTCTGCACCATTTGATGCTGATACGTTAAACGTTTGTTCATTGAAACCACCTGTATAAGCTGCTACAAGTTCAATTGATGAAGCACTTCCTCCACTTGCAACACTGGCGTATCCACTAAATCCATCTCCTCCAGTATAAGTCCAAACTACGCTTGAAGAAGCTGTGATAGTATAACCTGCTTGGGAACCATACGCTTCGGCAGTGTCAAAAGTCGGAGATGATATTGTGCCGCCCACGGGACTAAAAGTAACTAAGGCTACATCTGCATACGGACGTATTCCTACATATTGCCACGTAGATCCATTCCACATTTTAACGGCGGCAAAATCTTGGCTCCCGACCCACGACGAGCCGTTCCAATATTTAACAGGTTTAGCAGATAGGAACGTTAGCGGCACTTATTATTCTCCTGGCTTAGATGGCCAAACAACGTCTGCTGCATTTGTATAAGTCTGAGGAAGATCTCTTAAAGTTTGACGATATGTAGCCCAAGCAGTTTTATCTCCAGGCCAATCTGCCATTTGAGTATAGTCAGATAAAGCTAGAAGATTATTTCTTTTCGATCTAATTTGTTCCCAAGTAATTACCACGACTCGATCTTGCAAAACAAGATTTCCTTGTGATAAAACCAATTCTTTATTTTGCATATTCATACCATGGAGAAACTGCTGGTGTTGCTCTGCGGTAATTTCAACAATATCTTGCGGCAATGACGGATACCCAAAATCAGTATCGTAAAAACCTTTTGTTGTTGGGCTGTAGTAAATTGTCATTTTATTAATATCCCATTGCTAACCAGTAACCGGTATGAGAACTTTCATCTCCGTTAAACCAACTGAAACCAGTTGTTGATACACTAAAAATGGTTGCACCTTTAGAAGCCTGTCCAAATACGCCTGTATCTCCTACGCCATTCATCACAGCTCGGGCAACCGCGGTGAACGATGTTGGAAATGATCCAGATCCTGTAGTATTTGGAGTAACAGTTACTGTTCCCCACTGAATAATTGCTCCGTTTGGCAACTTAGTCCATCCATTTGACGAGAGACTTTGTGTATATCCTGTAGTTCCTGCAGTGTCAATCCAGATATCACCAGCCGCTGAAGCAGTAGGTTGAGTCGCTGTTACAAAAACTTGGCCGCCACTTGTAAATCCTGCGGTGACGTGTCTTAGAATAGGCGCGACAGCACCAGATGCACTTCCTTGGGCACCTTGTGGTCCGGTTGCACCTTGAGCACCTGTTATACTTGAACCTGCCGCGCCTTGAGCACCAGTTGCACCTTGTGCTCCGTTTATTCCAGGAGATCCTTGAGGACCAGTTGCACCTTGAGCGCCTTGTAATCCTTGAGCACCTTGAGGACCAGCAACTGAAGATGCTGCACCTTGTGCACCTGTAAGGCCTTGCGGTCCCTGTGGTCCTTGGATACCTTGCAAACCTTGGGCGCCTTGAGGACCGGCAACGGTTGAAGCAGCACCTTGAGCACCAGTTGTTCCTTGCGGTCCCTGAGGTCCGATAATTCCTTGTGCACCTTGTGGTCCCGTCGGTCCTTGAACCGAAGGTCCTTGTGGTCCTTGAGAACCAGTTGTTCCCTGTGGACCCTGGGAACCAGTTATTCCTTGCGCGCCTTGTGGACCAGGAACTGTCGAAGCTGCGCCTTGAGCACCAGTTGGTCCTTGAGAACCGGTAGATCCTTGTGCACCTTGAGCACCAGTTGCACCTTGCGCACCTTGAGGTCCAGCAAGTTGCGTCCACACCAAGTTAGCTGTCGCTCCACTTGATGCAAGGACGAAACCTGTTGTTCCAGCAGATTGTGTAGGTAGAAGGTTATTGATCGATCCGCCTGTACCGCCCCGAGATGTAGGAAGTGTACCGACAGTAATAGCAGATGCATCAACAAATACGCCTGCCGCGTTTACTGTTAAACCAGCATTCGCTACAAAACTAATCGTAGGATTTCCAGAAACGCCGTTGCCGTTTGTTACGCTAATGCCGTTCGTAGAAGCAATCGATACCGTAGTACCTGTTCCTGTACCAGTTCTGACTACGATACCATTCGCCGAGATATTGTATACGGTGTTAGCATTGCTTGCTGTACCAGTATAGAGCGACGAGTTAACGCCTGCTCCACTCGGGAAATTCACCGTATTTGTAACGGTGATATTGTTTGCAAAGACATCAAAGCGAGCAGTCGTAGTACCAAGTGCACCACCGTTTGCATCTGGTCGTAGTGTTCCATAAGATGTCGTATTAAATACGAAAGCATTGAAACGGTTTGAAGTATTACCGAGTGGCTGCTGATCTGCAATCAGAAGAACCCCGCCTTGACCGATGGTAACGTTGGCGTATACAAGAGAACCATTTACTACAAGGTTACCAGATACAACAAACAAGTCGTTTTTAAAGTGCGCGTTGGCTTCTACGTCGACACGATCATAGAAGATCGCGTTGCCAGAAGCAACTAGACCGTTATCAACCTTAAATCTATTATTTGCGCCTGACATATATTACCTTACTTAATGAATTGAGCAACAACTTTTGCAGCCGTGCTAGATCTTGTTTGATTGACATATACTCTTACGTTTGCAGTAGCCACGTTCGCAGAGAAAGTACCAAGTAAGCTGACTCCGGAATTAGCTGCAACAGGTGAAGAAACCGTACCATATGTTGTAAGCTGCGCAGTCGAATTATCATGAGCAAGTAGTACTTCAGAGATCTGTGTATTACCAGCATTTTTCAATTGAATGAGAAGTTTAGCAGTGCTATAGTCTGCCTTTGGATATTCGAAGACAAGAAGATCTGAACCAGTCGTAGCTCCAAGATTTCCGTTTGCAAAGATATCAACTACGTGCTCAGTCTTGAAAGTCACGATGTTTGCATGTGTAGCAGGACCAGTCACTGCGAGCGTATTCGCTAGAGCAGTTGCTCCTGTTACTCCAAGAGTACTCGAAAGCGTTGTAGCTCCAGTTACAGTGAGCGTATTCGAAAGATTCGTATTTCCTGTAACCGTCAGCGTATTTGCAAGAGCAACGTTCGAACTGACTGTCGCAGCACCTACAACAACAAGATGGCTTGTCGGCGTAATGGTAAGATTCGCAGATGCAGTGATCGATCCATTACCAATCGCCGTATTAAACGTTGCATTCCCAACAAGAACCGTAGTAGCATTTGCAACGACATTCGCTCCGACTGCAACAACTGTTTGGTTAGCAGTAACAATACCTGCAAAGAATCCTGTCGGTGTAACGTTAGATGTCGACGTTGAGTTGACAATGCTAACAATTCGAGTATTCGCTAAAACGGTATTACTACCTTCTGCGGTGAAGAATCGAAGCGATGTTAACTCAGAAGCGTTAAGCGTATTACCTACAAATACTCCGCTACTATTTGCTACAACGTTACCAATCGCACCTGTTCCAGTGATTTGCACTGTACCACCATTGGTAGCATTTGCCGTGACGTTTGCGCCGAGCGAGATCTGAATAGTATTGGCAGTAAAGATGCCAGTTTTAAATGCGTTCGGTTCGATGTTTGCAGTGGCACTCGAGTTAGCGATGCTAATGATTCGAGTATTTGCAAGAGTGGTGTTTGAACCTTCAGATGCAAGGAAACGAACTGATGTGACTTGTGAAGAGTTTAAAGTATTACCTACATGCAGGCCACTACTATTTGCAACCGTATTGCCGACCGTACCAGTTCCTGTTACTTGGATCGTGCCGCCGTTGGTAGCATTCGCAGTGACATTGGCACCAAGTGAAACTTGAATGGTGTTAGCTGTAAAGATGCCTGTCTTGAAACTGATAGGATCAATATTTGCAGATGATGTTGTATTGGCAATGCTAATGATCTGATTGTTTGCGAGTACGGTATTGCTACCTTCTGCGGCAAAGAATCGAACACTCGTCATCTGACTGTTCGTAACAGTATTGCCTACATATAGGCCGCTGCTATTTGATACACTGTTACCTACTGCTCCGGATCCTGTGACTTGGATCGTACCACCATTCGTGGCATTAGCAGTGACATTGGCACCTAATGTAATCTGAATCGTGTTCGCTACAAACAATCCAGTGCTAAAGCTAATTGGATTCATCGTAGCAGTGTTAGTGCTATTCGCGGCAACAACTGCGAATGCAGTTGCTGTTGTATTCGTGGTCGAGTTCGACTGAATCGTCAGCTTCGTTGTGTTAGCGACAAGGTTTGCACCAGTCAAACCAGCATGTAGACCGTACTGCCACATGAATGTGTTCGAAGAACCATTGGCAACTTCCAGACGAATTTCGGTCGATGTCACGTTGCTCAGAACAGTGTTCGTACTGATCATGAGATTCGCAAACGAACCGTTGACGTTTCCGCCTTTCATCCAGTTTGTTACGACGAGATTATTAGCCCCGAATGTTCCGTATAGCTGAGCTGTTCTTGGAAACGCAGTGTTACCCGTGTTTGCATACGTGCTATTTGCAGTGATGATTTCTGTCGAAAGCGCGTGAAGAAGTTCATTGGTCTCGAGGAGCCAAACCTCGAACGAGTCGGTAATTACATCAACATTAGCTACTGGTCTTGACATTAATTTCTTCCATTCACTACTTGTAAGAGTAGAGTTTTAATTTCTTTGAGATCGTCTTCGACTGCACTGATTCTATTCGATAGCTCTTTGCTATTCTTCGCTTTCGATCTCTCTGCTACAAACTTTGCATAAGATGCATCGTCTGTATTTATGAAAGCTCCAGTAGAAGTATCTTTCATGAATCCATCAGTTTCAGTCTTGACTAACATTATGCGGAAACTCCGATAACCTGAATAGCCTCTACCTTTGGAACAATGTGAGATTGCGT